CGCCTCGACCAATCGGCCAAGCACTTCGCCGAGAGGTCGCAATCCTCTACGCCATTGAACCTTGGCGTCCCGTGCTCCGCTGCGCGCCAACGCGACGGAGCGATCGTCGTCTCTGCTGCTGCTATCAATTTGTCCTTTGCTGTTCGGCTCCATGATGGAACCAATCATGGAGCCATCATGCCTCGCAGATCAGCACCCACGTACCGCAAATCTGCGGCACGCGACGAACTACGCGACCGCCTCAAGGCGGCACTCGCGCGACGCCTTCATCCGCGAGGGCCTTGGGCGATCAAACAACTTGCCGGAGCGATCGGAGCCAGCCCCGACACGGTCGAGCGCGTGTTCAACGGCCAGCAAGAGGCATTGGCCCTGCTGCTTTACGAACTGGCCAGGGCATTCCGCTCGGCCGGGGACATTGGATTTCTGCGCGAGGTGTACGGCGAGGTGGTTGAGCCCGCGCCGACGCCAGCGGCCTTGCTACGCGAAGCCCTGAGACAGATCGAGACGAAATTCTAAACCGCTGGGGGGTGCTGATGGGGCAGCCGAAAGACGAGACGATCGCGCGCGCGGCGAAGTGGGCTGCCCTTGCGATTCTTGCTGCCTGCGTGCTGGGCGCGGCAGCCCTGGCTGCCAAGGCGTGGCTGTGGGTGCTTGAATGACCGCCCGCCCCGCCATCGGCTTCCCATGGTTCGACCATCGCACCCAGCAGGTGGTCCAGCAGCACGAGTCCGTCGTCCACAGATACCGGGCGAGGGGATATCCCGACGATGTGATCCCCGAGCTGACCGGGATTCCCGCCGAGCATGTCCAGGTCGTGCCCAAGACGCCCCCGGCAACACTCAAGGGGCGGTGATGACCGACCGCTGCCGCCTTCCCGACGCCGAGCGGCTCGAGCGCGACAGGGCCATCCTCGCCCTGGCAGACGAACGGCGGACCTCCGGCTGGATAGCCCAACACCTGGGGTGCCCGGCGAAGACCGTCTACAACGCGCTCACCAGATTGCGGAAGGCCCGCGGTGATCGGCTCAAGGCATGGTCTGATTCAGACCACCCGATTGCGATCTCCCCAAATGACGACGCCAGGTTCTCCGCGGCGATCTGTGCGATGGGGCGGGATTACGGCGCAGACGATATGACCGATCTACTGCGCAGGGTGGCCGCGTGATGCAACCCTGGACCTGCCGCGTTTTTCCGCCACCGAGCACGAACAACCTTTATCGGGGCCGGCGGTTCAAGACGCGCGAGTACAAGGATTGGATCGCCGAATGCACCCACCTTCTCGGTGCGGCGCGCGGTCGCGGCGTGCCCCTGCCGCCGTATCACTTGTCGGGCGTTCAGATCGACATTCGTGTGCCGCGCAACAACAGACGGGACTGCGACAACTACCTCAAGCCGATCATCGATCTTCTGGCCCACCTCAAGGTGATCGTCGGCGACAACATGAAGCACGTCGGCCGCGTCACCATCGAGCCTGGGGATGGAATCGAAATGTGCGTGGTGACGGTCAGCCCGCTCGCTGCGGAAACCAAGGTGGCTGCATGACCGACCTCGCCCAGTTGGCCGACGCGCGCAAGCTCGACGCTCTGATCATGCGCCAAGCCTTCGCACCGCACGGACAGAAGCGCGTCCGTCAGGCGGAAACCCGCAAGCATGTCCACGCCATGCTCGCCAGGGAATGCCCGAAGAAGCGCAAGAAGGCGAGGCGGGGATGACCGAATCCGCCGACAACACCGAGCTGATCTACACCCAGGCCATCGCGGCCATCCGGCTTATGCGCGTGCGCGACCTTGAGTCCATGCCTCGTGACGATGAACCCGTGGATATCGTCGTCCTGGCGGCGCTCGGGGGCATGAGGGCAAAATGAAACCGGAATATGCGGCGTTTCTTGCGACGAAAGCGATTGGCGCGAACGCAACAGGTATTGTCAATCCGCCAGAGATGCCGTCGCATCTCAAGCCATTCCAGGCCGATTGCGTCCGGTTCGCTTTGCGCCAGGGTCGCGCCGGCCTGTATTTATCGACCGGCCTCGGTAAAACGCGATGCCAACTTGAGTTTTTGAAGCACGCCGCCGATGCCAGCAATGATCGCGCCTTGATGTTGACACCACTTGCCGTCGCTCGGCAATCCGAGCGTGAGGGCTTGGCGCTTGGCTACAACGTGCGCGTCATTCGCAGCCAATGCGAAGCGCGCGACGGCATCAATATTTGTAACTACGACCGGCTGGATAAGATCGATCCAGATTGGTTCAGCGCGGTCAGCTTGGACGAAAGCTCCATTCTTAAAGCATTGACCGGCGCAACGTCGCGCGCCCTGCGGGACATCTTCTCAGCGCATCCATTCAAGATGGCGGCCAGTGCCACGCCAGCGCCCAATGACCATATGGAATTAGGCCAGCAGGCTGACTTTTTGTCTGTGATGACATCAAACGAAATGCTGTCGCGTTTTTTCATCAATGACACGTCCAAGGCCAGCCAGGAGTGGCGCTTGAAGGGCCACGCCGTCGAGGCATTTTGGGATTGGATGGCGTCGTGGTCCCGTATGGCGACATTGCCAAGCGATCTCGGGTATGACGATGCTGACTATATTTTGCCGCCGCTCAAGGTCAACCGCCACAAGCTGGCGGGGCAGCACATCAATTTAACGGACGGTCTTTTTTCTTTTGATGCCAGCGCGACGAACATTCACGATATCAAGCGGCAGACAAGCGGGGCGCGAGCAGACAAAGCCGCCGCTCTTGTCCATGCCGAGCCGCATGAACCGTTCGTGCTTTGGGTCGATACCGACTATGAGGCGGATACCGTGCGCGCCGCCGTTGGCGATTGCGTCGAGATTCGCGGCGGCATGTCGATTGACGAAAAAGAGGAAAATATTGACGCTTTCCTGATGCGCCAAGCACGCATACTGCTGACCAAGCCGCGCATTGCCGGCCATGGGCTCAATTTACAATTCTGCAATCGGACCATCTTCGTCGGTCGATCGTTCAGCTATGAATTGTGGTTCCAGGCCGTGCGCCGGTTCTGGCGTTTCGGACAAAAGCGGCCGGTAATGGTCGATATCATCGTTGCCGAAGGCGAAGACCAGATCGGCCGCGTAATCGAGCGCAAGGAATCTGAACACGAGAAAATGAAGATGGCGATGCGCGCGGCGATGCTGCGCGCCAACGGCATGGCGTCCCGCATCAAGGTTCCATATCTGCCTAAACATGAGGGAAGGCTACCGACATGGCTGGCAAAGTGAAGTGCTTGGACGAGGCGCACGGTAAGAATTGGTCGGCCTACCACGGCGATTGCTGTGACGTGTTGCGCTACCTGCCGGCCAATAGCATCGACTTTTCAGTCTACTCCCCCCCCTTCGGGTCGTTGTTTGTCTACAGCGAATCGGCGGCCGATATGGGCAACAGCGCCGATGACGACGAGTTCGCGCGACACTACGCTTTTATGGTTGCCGAGAAACTTCGCGTGACGAAAGCTGGTCGTTTGACCGTCGTACATTGCTCGGATTTGCCTCAGACCAAATGGAAAGACGGCGCGGTCGGCATCAAAGATTTCAGCGGCCAGATCATCAATATTCACACTAGGGCCGGATGGATTTACCACGGGAGGCGCACGATCTGGCGCGACCCAGTCGTTGAAATGACGCGCACCAAGCATGTCGGTTTGCTTTACAAGCAACTCCGCAAGGACAGCAGCAAGTCGCGCGGCGGAATGCCGGACTACCTGATGACCTTCATCAAGCCGGGCGAGAATTCGGAGCCTATCGCACATACGCCTGAGGACTTCCCGCTCGATCAATGGCAAGAGTGGGCATCGCCCGTGTGGATGACGGTCAACCAGACCAATGTGCTGAATGTCAAGGCGGCGCGCGATGCCCACGATGAGCGCCACCTGTGCCCGTTGCAGCTCGACGTGATCGACCGCGCGCTCATCATGTGGAGCAACCCAGACGATGTAGTGCTATCGCCGTTCATGGGTATCGGCAGCGAAGGACACTGCGCGCTCAAGCTCGGGCGGCGCTTTATCGGCGTGGAGTTGAAGGATTCGTATTTCCGCCAAGCGGTGAGATATCTGGATGCGCTCGATCGTCAGGAAAAATTCGTGATGGGGAGCGCGGCCCAATGACCTCCTTCTCTATCTGACCAAGCCAAGCAGCAGAAGGAGGAAGCGTGACAATCCAATCGGCCGTGCCGCCATCGATCGCTAGGGTGAAGGCATTCGTCGCAGCCCAATATGGTGTCAGCGACGCCTTGCTGACGAGCGCGACGAGGCGGCGCGGGCAGAAAGCAAGTTCGGCTCTTTCACCAGCACGCATGAGGCTCTCGGCGTGCTGAGTGAGGAATGGGACGAACTTCGCGCCGCGATCCACGCCAACGACATGGTCGCAATAGCAAAAGAGGCGTGCCAATTGAGTGCTGTTGCGGCGCGGCTATTGGCTCAAGCGCGTGGGCCAAGTGCGGCGTTCCGTAAGCGTAGCGGATGTGGATAACCCGTGGCGTGCCATCTCGAAACACGCCCGGTCTCCCGCCGACCCGACCAGGCCGAGCAACAGAGGGCGCGGATCGCCGCGCATCCGCCGACCACCCCGGCACTGATCGCGCGCCTCACGGTGATGGGCCAGGCCCACAACTACCACAGGTCGCCCCCTCGACGGGCGGCCTTGGCCAGCCCGAAATTGCCGCCTGGGGCCATCTTCCCGATCGCCAAGGGCATCCCCATCCCGCCCGCCAGGAGCGGCCGTACAGGGCCGCGCAAGCCGAAATATACCTACCCCTGGCGACTACTCGAGGTCGGCGACAGCTTCTTCGTTCCCGGCGTCCTGGTGTCGGATGTCAGCTATCGCGCTGTGGCGCGCAAGCTGGGCCGCGAGTTCGTCGCGCGGTCGGTCTGCGAGGGCGATCTGTTCGGGGTCCGGTTTTGGAGGACAGCGTGATGACGAACGGGGCACCGCAGAGACAATGAGCACTCGCCGGCCGTATCTGAAAGCCTACGCCCGGGACTGGCTCACCGGCACGCGCGTCCTGTCGCCCGAGGCCAGGGGTATCTATTGGGACATCATCATGCTCATGCAGGACCGCGACGCGCGTCTGAAGATGGACGAACAGAACCTGTGCCGCGACCTCGCGCTGGCCAATCCGAGGACACTCCGGCGCATTCTCGGCGAGCTGTTCACCAAGGGCAAGTTGGCCGTCACCACCGACGGCTGGATCACCCAGAAGCGAATGGAAATCGAGATGGCAAAAGCCGCCCAGGAGGAGCCGATGCCTGGGAAGATCGGGCAATCATCGGCCGATGATTGCCCGATCATTGACCAATCATCGGGCGATGATCGGGCGATGATCGGGCAATCATCGGGCAATGTCGGAAAAATCGCGGAACAAATTCAAACACATCAATCTCCTGATGGTGGCCCTCGCGCGCGCGAGCGCGCGGGCGTCATATCTCATAGTCATATAGATAATACATCGTCGTCGTCTATTCCTTCATCCGCGCGCGACGACGACGACGAAAAGATTCCGATTTGGTTGCTCAGGGACGCCGGCGAACAACGACAGCGGCTCATCAGGCTCGCCAAGTCGTTCAAGCTCGGTGACGACACCGCAGGGGCGCTGATCGATGGTGCCCTGAAAAGCCTGACCGCTGAGGAAATCCGCACCATTCTGGCGGACGGAACCGCCCGGGCGTGGGACCGCAACGCGCTGCGCGCGGCAATCGGCGGCGCTATCGACGCGAAGAATCCGAGGCACAAAAAACCGGAGCCAACCCCTCAATATCTCGCAAGACTGCGGCGCGATCTCGAACGGTTCAAGACCGACCCGGCGACGTGGCCCAACTTCCGCGGGGCACCGCCCGGCAGCCCGGACTGCCGGATCGACGCCGCGCTGCTGGCCGAGTTCGGCCTTGACGATGGTTCCCCTCCACGGGGCAAGTAGGCGGCGTGACCATGGCGAGATCGGCCGAGGGTTGGACGGGAGCGCTGGTGGTGATCGAGGCCGGGCTCGCGCGTTGCCAGCCGGGGGCGCTGACCAGATTGCGAGACTTGCGGCGGGCGGCGGCGCAGGAGCTGCGCGACATGGCCAAGGATCTCCGTCTCAAGGGCGAGCGTCTGCACCAGCCGAGAGCCGATACCACGGACGTTCTCCGGCGAATCGGCCAGCGCATCGCGGAAGTAAAGCGCAGGCTGGTCGATATCGACCAGCTCCTGGAGCGATACGGCAAGACGAAGCGGCTGCCGAGCGAAAGGGACGATTACGGGCCGACGCCGGAAGCCGTGGTGCAGGCAGCCCATCCGGCGCGGCGCGACCCGATCGCGGCGATGAAGCTCGACGATCACCTGAAGGTGGCGGCCGAATCCCTGCGCCGGGTTTTTGAGGCGGTCACGGCTGGGCTGTTCGCCCGGCCGGCCTCGCTGCTCCGCGGATCGGGCGGCGGCAGGGCCGCAATTCCCGAGAAGCTCGCCCGACTGCACCACGAGGTCTACCTGCCGTGGACAAAGGAAATGCAGCGAAAGCGGCTATCCCTGCCGGTGGTGATCGACGTGGTGATCGACGGTCGTTCGCTGGCCTCGATCGCCGCGGAGAGAGGGATGGGGCATGTCAGGGTGGCGGCGATCGTGCGCCGGGGGCTCGAGCTCTACGAGCGCCGGCTGAACCGGCGGGGAGGCGGGAGGTGACGCAGATCGTAAAATCGGACTTCCGCCGCCTGACACGCCAGGCCAAGAAGATGCTGGCCGAGCGTGGCCCTGCGGCGTGCTACGTGGCGGCCTTCCGCCTAGCTCGGCTGATGGCCGATAGCCGCACCGTGCCGGCCGAAACGACGATGGCTCTGCTCGACGCTGCCGAACATGCCCCCGCACCCTGGCGCCGCGCAATCGAGGCGGCCGGCTTGGGCAGTCCCGAGGAAAGCGGCATATTCGCCGCGGCGGCATTGCTCGAAGGTGTGGAGCCATGGTCTGGGTTAGGAAGGTTGATCCAATCCGGACCCGATGCCGGGCATCCGATCTGGCATGCGCTGAACCCGCTCTACCATGTATGGCGTGATGCATGGCCGGGAGATCCGGCGAAGGTCCCCGGGGCATGGGCGAGCAACTCGGCCGTAACGCGCGGGCGCAGCGACCAGGAATTGATCGAGGGTGCCAGGAAGTGGGCGGTCGAGCACGAGGATTGCCCGGCGCTCCATCGGTTGCAGACATTGATCGCGCACCGCAGCCTCAAGACGATCCTCGACTTCGGCTGCGGCTACGGGGAGATGGCGACTTGGCTCGAGGGTCAATATCCAGGTCTCGACATTTTCGCCTGCGACGCACTACCGGCGCGCGTCGACGCGACGCGGCGGTGTCTGGACCTTGCCGGGCTGGGCAATGCCGACGACGTGTACCAGTGCGGCGCTACGCCCTGGCGCGAGATCCTGCCCACGCCGCCGATCGACGTCGTGACCATGTTCCGTGTCACGGGCTGCATGGATGATGAGCACTTGCGACGCTTGCTCGAGCAATTCCGTGACGCCGACGTGCGCTGGATCTTCGAGACGAACGTCCCCGATTCATGGGATATGTGGATCGGCCGGAAGGTCGCCGAGGCCGAGCCGATCTTCGCGCGCGCGGGCTGGGCTTTGGCCGACCATGCCTTCTACGCCGAGACGCTGACCCCGGCGCGGCTGAGGGATATGATCCTGCCGGCGAAGTCATGGCCAGCGGCGGAGTGGCGGGTGTGGAGGCGGGCGTGAAGTGGCTCCGCATCCTCTGGCTCCGCTTCCGTGCGAACCTGTACTGCGCCGGCCGCGCGCTCAAGGGGGAGCCTTGGCGAGCCATCGTCATCCGTCTGGACAGCGGCACCGTGATTGTCGGCGCCGTGAAGTGCGCGGGCGAGCAGGTGGTCGATCAGGTCAGGATCGGGGTGGTATCCAGGCTAGATTTCCGGCGTTCTTTTGACCCATTCCGGGCACCGCCGATCCGCCCAGATCTCGAGCAGCAGGATCACGGCCATTGGCGTTCTGCGCACGCCGGTTTCCCATAGGCTGATTGTCCTAGGCTGGACATCGATGATGCGCGCGAGCTTGTCCTGCGTCCAGCCCAGGCGCTTGCGGAGCGCGGCGACGGTCATGGTGTTACTCCTCGTCTGCGGTGCCGGCCAATCCGGCCCGTCGCTGCAACCGTCCGGCTCGCGCGGGGCGGCTGCCGTGGCGGGTCAGCAGCTATACCGACGTGCGGCTAGACGCGGGCGAGCGCGTCGATCGCGGCATCGATGGGCGCAAGCAGCGACTTGTCGATCCATAGCTTGACGAGCGCCTTCGCCGTTTTTAACGGGCCAACCCACTTCACCTTCCGGCCGGGGATCGCAATGCCATACATATTTGGCGTGTCGCGCCCGCTGGTGCCGAGCGATCCGTTAACGATCTGCCACCCGTTCGGCTGACCATCAACCAGAACATCGAATTGCCCCGGCCCGGTCCTGCGCGTTGTGATCTGCATATTCCTCTCCCTCGTTTTGCGTGCCGGACATCCCGGCCCGTCACTCGAGCCCCGCCCGCGAGCGAGGCTCTGGCGGCGGGTCAGTGGGTCGGCTAGGCGTAGCTGCCCAATTCCCGGATCATCGCGGCCTTACCGGCGCGGATCGCCTCGCCCCGCGTCTCGGCCTCGCCGGCATCAAGCTCTCGGACATCCAGGCCGAGATGCTCGACGCACCACAACCACAGATGGGGGCTCATCCGCTGCACTGTCAGCTCCACGTCGCCGGGCCGCGCCTCCACAAGGCGGCGCAACTCACGGCCATCGTCGCTGTCGTCCCAATCGGACAGCGCCTCTTTGGCGACAATGAGCGCCTCGGCCTCGCCCTCGCCGTGCATCTCGTCGTCGGGGTCACGGGGCGGCGGCAGTTTGCGCTGAGCCTCCTCAGCCTCGAGCACGGCACCGACGAGATCATCGCGCTTCAGTTCGAGCTGTTTAATCCGTATGGCATCTTCGCGTTTCTTGCGGGAATGCCGGACATCTGTCATGCGGTACATTGTGAAGCAAGCATCCTCGTATGATTTTTTGATCTTCATGTCTCTCTCCCTCGCTTGCGGTCCGGCCATCCCGGCCCGTCGCTCGAGCCGCCCGGTCTCGAGCGGCTCTGGCGATGGGTCAGGTCGCCACGATCTCCCAATTTTCAGTCGCCCACTTGGCGAGGCGGTCGCCGCCGTTGACGACTTCGCGCCGGTTCGCGATGTGCAGCTTTGGCCGCTGCTTGCGCTCGACCGCCGCCACCCGCGCGGCGTCTGTGCCGATCACCCAATACGACTTGCTCCGGCGGAAACCATCGCTGGCAAACCACTGCCAAGTGATTAGTGTGTCGCCGTCGATCTCGCGCGTGTGGGCCATTCCTACCTGTGCCATTTTCTTCTCCCTCATTCGCGCGGCCCGGACATCCCGGCCCGTCGCTCGAGCCCCGCCGCTGGCGAGGCTCTGGCGATGGGTCGGCTAGCGGTTACACAGCGCGTAGCGGTAGGTACGCGTCGACGCTGTGTAGGCCGTCGAGCCGATCGACTTGATCCACGCCCCGAGCAACGGCGCGCTGTGGGCGATGGTCCCGTCGGTGCGGCTTCCACCCGACTTTGGGATGAAAACCTGATAGAGACGGTCGCCGATCCTGTAGAGACTGCCATACGTGCCGCACGGGCATTCGAACTCCCCAACGAACGTTTTACGCGGCGGGTATGGTGCCCAAGCGTGATTCAGAAAAGTCATGTCGTCTTCCCTCTCCCCGGCGTCCATGAGCGTCACTATACTGGTGGCCGGCATGGATGTCAAGAAAATAATTCCAGAAAATATGTTGATATGGGCGTAAGGGTAGGCTATAAAGAGGGCGTCGAAACCGGAGGAACCCATGAGCAACAATCTTACCCTGACAATCGGTCGCCTGAGGGCTGACGCCATCGACCTTGCGGACGCGAGCAAGGTCTATTGCCGCATCCGCGCCAAAAGGCCGTCGTCGCGATTCCCAGAAGGCCGCGTGACCGACGAAACCGGGAATTTCGTCGCCCGCATTTCTTACAACGGCCGGGTTTGGGCCTCACCGACATGGCAGCCAGGAGAGACGCCCATCATGGAAGCCCAAGGCTAGGGGAGGGGAATATGGGAAAAGCGAAGCGCAACCGCAAAGAAACCAGAACCGCCCTCGAAGCCTTCGTCGGCCGCAAAGCCGAGATCGACACGATGCTTGATCGCCTGAAGTCGCTCAGCGATGAGCACTTCGGATACAGCGATGACATCAACTGGGGCCATGTCGGGACGCTTGCCCACTACGCCGAACTCCTCAAGCGCATCACTGACAGCGCCTTCAAGGAGGGCGAGCACGCCGAATAGGACGCTCGCGCCCCCGACCGCCCCGACCGGCTGGCCGGCGGGGCTCGGGGCAGTAGCAGAGCCGCGATGGTCGCGAGCCCGCTCACGCTGCCCCCGTAGCGCCCGCTGGTCTGAATTTCCATCTTGCAAACCCAAGCGCCTCAGCGTATCAATTAACGCAATCTGAAATTCCCGCGCCCGCCCGGCTTTCCGTGGCGGGCGTTTTCGTTCCGACCAAGCCGCCCGATGGCGGTCGGAGGTAATCTCATGGTTTATCGATTTTACGTCTATGAGATCGTAGGCGCAGACGGCTCGATCCAATACGTAGGAAAGGGATCCAAGGGCCGGCTCCGCGCGCAAGAGCGTCGCTTCGGGATGGGCGGTCGCATTTTTTGGCGGTACCGCTCGGAGCGTGATGCGTGCAAGGCGGAAATCGTTCGCATAGCCGAGGTTCAGCCGCCTTTGAATAAGTGCCTTGGCGGAAACGGGTCTCGGGCAATACCCATTCGCACGGTTGTGCTGCCCTGAGAACGCGAAATGGCCCGGATCGGAACGCGAGCCTATGCGGCGCGGGTCATTCTGCACTTCGCGCCGCACTTGGTTTTGCCATCTGAACTAGAGCAAATTAGACAGGTGGCCCATGGCTAAGGGCTACAAGACCGGCGGTCGAAAGGCCGGCACGCCGAACAAGCTGAGCGCGAACGTCAAGGCGGCGATCCTCGCGGCGTTCGATAAGGTCGGCGGCTCGGAATATCTTGAGATGATCGCCAAAACCAAGCCGGATGTGTTCTGCCGTCTGCTTGGCCAGGTCCTCCCGCTCACGATCACGGCGGAGGTCGAACACCGCTACGTTGTCCGGGCGCCCGCCTTCATCGCCGACGCCGATCAATGGTCTCAGGAATACCGGCCGCCGGCGCCGACGGTGCAGTAAGAGTTGCCTGGGAGCCGAAATCAAGGCCCCAGGCGGCATTGCTGGCCTGCCCAGTCTTCGAGATTTTCTACGGCGGCGCCCGCGGTTCGCTCAAGACAGACGGGATGCTCGGCGAATTCGCGGTCCACTCTGACGAGCACGGATCAAACGCCATTGGCCTGATGGTTCGTCGCGAGAGAACCGATCTGGTCGAGACCTACGAGCGCGCCAAAGCGATCTACATGCCGCTCGGCGTGAAGTTCCAGGACCAGGCGCATGTCGCGCGGTGGCCGTCGGGGGCTCGCCTGCGCTTTGCCTACCTCGACCGTGACGAGGATGCCGAGCACTATCAGGGCCACAGCTACACGAGAGTGTATGTCGAGGAGATCGGTCAATTCGCCGATCCGGCCCCGGTGCTCAAGCTGATGGCGACGCTTCGCTCTGCTGCCGGCGTGCGCGTTGGATTCCGCGCGACGGGGAATCCGGGCGGCCCGGGGCACCATTGGGTCAAGGCGCGCTACATTGATCCAGCGCCCTTGGGCTGGAAGGTGCAGCGCAACGAATACGAAAACCCGTGGACGAAGCAGAGGGTCATGAGGGACCGGGTTTTCATTCCGGGCAAGATCACCGATCACAATCTGCTCGGCCCGGAATACATCGCCAACCTGCAGATGTCGGGCAATGACCGGTTGGTCAAAGCTTGGCTTGAGGGCGACTGGTCGATCATCGAGGGTGCTTTCTTCACTGAGTTTTCGACCGAGCGGCACGTCGTCGAGCCTTTCAAGTTGCCCGGGGAATGGGCGCGATTCAGGGCGATGGATTGGGGTTCCGCTAGGCCGTTCTCGGTCGGCTGGTATGCAATTGCCGACGGGGAGCCCATCGAGCGTGGCGAGATAGGCTCGGCGATCTGTCTGCCCCGAGGATGTCTCGTCAAGTATCGGGAATGGTACGGCGCGGCGGCGCCGAATATCGGATTGAAGCTGACGGCCGAGGAAGTGGCCGACGGGATCTTAGAGCGCGAGAAAGGTGACAAGATCGCCTATGGCGTGCTCGACCCTGCGGCATTCACGGCCGATGGCGGCCCGTCGATCGCCGAACGGATGTGCAGGCGCAAGGTGACGTTCCGTCCGGCCGACAACGCGCGCGTCGCAAGGGCCGGCGCACTTGGTGGCTGGGACATGCTCAGGGCTAGGTTGAAGGGCGATGACAGCCCTATGATTGTTTTCTTCTCGACCTGTACGGACACCGTCAGAACCTTGCCGGCCTTGCAGCACGATACCGCGAGAGCCGAGGACGTCGATACCGACGGCGAGGACCACGCAGCAGACGAAACTCGATATGCGTGCATGTCCCGCCCGTGGATTGCACCACTGCCGGCAGCACCAGAGCCGGCCCGTCACGTTCCGACCTTCCAGGAAGCCATCGACAAGCACATCCGCCGGCGCCGCGGCGAGGATGCGGAGGATTAGAGAACATGACCACCGAAGTCAGCCCGCCGGGCATGCTCACCTCGACCCACGTTCCGGCCGCCGCGACCCAGGCGACCATCACGCTCGCCGCGCGTAGCTCGACCGACAACATGGTTGGGAGCCGGTATCGCTGCCACGCCATCGACGCGACCATCGCGGCCGCGGCAACCGCGTCTGGCATCATGACGGTCAATCTTCGCGACGGCGCCACGGGGGCGGGAACGGTTCTGTGGACCGGCAAGATCGCCTGCGTCGCCAATACGTCGGCCCGCCTGCACCTGTCCGGCCTCAACATCATGGGCTCGCAGAATACGGCGATGACGCTCGAGTTCGCCGGCGCCGGCGCGGCCAACACCGAGCAAACCGTGTCGATCGCCTACTCGGTCAGCAGATAGAACGATGGTCGACAAGACGACCGCCGACAGTCCTGCCGAGTTCGGCGAGGACTCGAAGGCGGTTGCCCGCTATTGGCGGGCTGAGCTTGCAGCCTCTCATGCCCGCGAAGCCGAGTGGCGCAAGCGTGGCCGCGAGATCGTCGAGATCTACCGCTCTGAACAAGTCAAGGCCCGCAGCGGGCTCGCATCGAAGAAAGCCGCATTCAATATCCTGTTCAGCAACGTGGAGACCGAGCGCCCGGCGCTCTACTCGGCCACGCCTCGGCCCGATGTCAGGCGTCGGTATCGCGACAGCGACCAGCTCAGCCGCTGGGTCGCCGAGGTGATGGAGCGCGCGCTTTCGTATTCCATCGACTGCTGCGACTTTGACCGCATCATGGAATCGGCGATCGACGACATGCTCTTGCCGGGGCGCGGGGCATGCTGGATCGCCTATCGGCCGCAGACCGGACAGGTGCAGGGCGAGAACGGCCAGCCGGTCGAGCGCATCCTGTGGCAGACCGTGATGCCGGAATATGTCGCCTGGGAGGATCTGCGCTACGGGCCGTGCAAGGACATCGGCCTTGCCCCGTGGGTCGCCCGGAGATTAACGCCGGACAAGGTCGAGCTGGTCGACATGGTCGGGGCGGAGATCGCCGAGAAGGTGCCGCTCAACTTCGTCAAGGAGGATGGCGGATCGATCCGTCTGTCCAAGGATGATCAGGAAGTCTTGAAGCGCGCCGAGCTGTGGCAGATCTGGGACCGCAGGGCGCGCAAGGTCGTGCTGCTCGCCGAGGGCATGGACGAGCCGGCGATGATCGAGGGCGATCTGCTCAAGCTCAAGGACTTCGTGCCGCTGCCGAGGCCGTTGGAAGCGGTGCGCACGACCGACACCATCGTTCCGGTTCCCCCGTTTGACACCTACCGGGAGCAGGCCGACGAGCTCGACGCGGTGTCCAAGCGCATCATCCGCATGGTGCGCCAGATCAAGGTTGCCGGCGCTTACGACAGGCAGCTCGGCGACGACGTCAAGCGCATCCTGACGAGCGACGACAACACGCTGGTCGGGCTTGACAACTGGCCGCAATTCGCCGAGGGCGGCGGGTTCAAGGGGGCTCTGCAGTTCCTGCCCATCGCCGAGATCGTCGTCGCGGTCACCCAGCTCTACCAGAATCGCGACCAGATCAAGCAGGTGATCTTCGAAGCGATCGGGCTGGCCGACATCATGCGGGGATCGACCAAAGCGGACGAGACGCTGGGGGCTCAAAGGATCAAGACGGCCTGGGGCGGGTTGCGCATCCAGCGGCGGCAGAAGCAGGTCCAGAGATTCGCTCGCGACGTGCTCAGGATCATGGCCGAGCTGATCGCCGAGCACTGCTCGCCCGAAGTGCTGGCCGAGATGACCGGGCTCGACTTTCCCATGACCCGGGCGGAGGCCGAGCAGATCAAGGCCAGGATGGCCGCCGAGCGCGCGATGGGTGCTGCGATCCCTGCGGAGATCGTAGCCTTCGCCGACAAGCCGTCCTGGGAAGAGATCATGCAGGTCATGCGCTCCGACCAGATGCGCAACTACCGCATCGACGTGGAAACCGACAGCACGGTGGCCGAGAGCGAGGCGCAGGACATGAAGGCGCTGAGGGATCTCCTGACCGGCATCGTCGAGTTCATCAATGGCATTGGTCCTGTTGTCGCCAGCGGTGCCGTTCCGCTCGAGGCGGCCAAGGCCATGCTGCTGGCCGTGGTGCGGAGAGCGAAGCTCGGGCGTGAAGTGGAAGACGCGGTTAACCAGATCGGCCAGCCGGCGCAATCCACGCAATCGCCGGCGCCCGGTATCGGCTACAACGGCGGCCCGGCGCTCGATCCCGCCGCGGCCCAGCCGATGCCGGCCGATCCGCTGGCGGTCTCTATGCCGCCCGTTCCCGGCGCCACCCCACAGATGGTGATGTGACATGCCCTTTGGCCTACCCTACATCCCGCCGATGCAGGTCTATGGACCGCGCTATCCCGCGTCCGCCGTCGCGCCCGCCGTCGCGCCCGCCGTCGCGCCCGCCGTCGTGGCGCCGCTCAATTTTCCCGGCGGCTTCGAGGGTAGCATGTCTAGTTTACTCGAAGAGGGAGATCTCGGCGGCTACACAGGCATGGGGCGAGGACCGTCGACGGTTGGCCGCACCGTCGGCACGATCGCCGGGCTTGCAGCGCCGGTTCCAGGCGGGGCGCTCATGGGCTACGCGCTTGGCCGTATGTACGACGATCGAGTAAACAAGGCTGATCTCGATCGCGAAATGGCTGGTTTGGCCGAGGGGCGGACCGGCAACGTCGGCATCCAAGGCACGAACCAAGCCGGATGGGGCGGTCCCGCATCGATCGGCGGCGCGCCCGGGACAAATCCAGATCTCGACACCAACACCGCTGATACGGCAGCCCCGGGCAGAGACGACGCGGAAAACTTCCGCCGCGGCGGTATCGTGCCGAGCGACGGCGACCGCAGGATGGAAGCCCGCCGGGCAACCGTGCACGAGGGCGAGGGCGTGCTTCGCCCCGAGGCGATGAAGAAGATCGGTCAGGCCAATTTCCGCCGGCTCAACGCCGGAGATTTCGATCCGAAGGCGCTCGGCCTGGCCTTGAAACGGAGTGCTGCGTGAGAACCACCTACGTCGCGCGCGGCGGCAGGATCATCGAGAAGACCGAGGCCGCGCGCATTGCCCCGCGCATCCATCTGCAGGGCGACTATCCCGACCACGTCTCGCCCATCGACAACAGCGTGATCCGCGGTCGGGCACAGCGGCGCGAGCACATGAAACGCCATGACGTCATCGACGCGCGCGAGTTCGGGTCCGTGATCGGTGCCCGTCGGCGCGAACGGCTGAGGCAGCAGCAGAGCTGATCTATCCGGCCAAGCCCTGATTGGGGCGGCCTTCCAGAGCAGGAGTAACCGATTTGACCGACGCAAGCGGCGCGGGCGGCCAGGATTCTGGCCAAGCCCAAGCTGACGACGTGACCGCTGCCGATCCGGCGGCGGAGACGACCTCGACGAAGCCTCAGGAGAAGAGCGAGGCCGCAGCAGACACCGGCAAGGGTGGCGCTAAGCGGATGACGCTCGAGGAGGCGGCGTCGAAAGCCTTCGACGAGCTGCAGGCCAAGGCCGACGACAAGCCCAAGCGCGATGCGCAGGGCCGCTTTGTCTCGGGCGAGGCCGAGGCCGACGAAGGCAACGAGGCGGACGAGACCAAGGGCGACAAGCCCGAGGACAAGGCCGCCAAGAAGACCGAGACCAAAACTGAGACCAAGGATGCGAAGGCGGCGTCGACCGACGCCAAGCCGCCGCAGCACTGGTCGGCCCAGGACAAAGAGGCATTCGATGCACTTCCCGCCGGGGCCAAGCCTCTGGCGATGAAGTTCGTCAAATCGCTGGAGTCCGGGTTTACCCAGAAATTCCAGGACGTCGCCCGGGACAGGCAGCGCATCGAGCCGATGCGACCGCTCCTCGATGCGATCAAGCGGGACGCCGAAGCCGACGGGATCGGCGAGGCCGAAGCGGTGGGACGCCTCTATCGCGCCCATCTCGGACTCGTCCAGGACCCGGAAAAGGCGCTGCCAGCGATCTGCCGAGCCTATGGCATCGACCTGGGGAAATTCGCCACCAAGGCCGCGGGCACAGCTCCCGCAGCCGAAACCAGTCAACCGGGGACCGACGGCTATGTCGATCCCCAGATTGCCGAACTGAGAACCACGCTCGCCCAGAAGGACAAGGATATCACCGAGCTGCGTCAGATCGTGAACCGGGTCACCGGCCACATCGACCAGCAGACGCAGACTGCCCGGGAGCGGCATGACGCCGCTCTGAACCAGGCCATCCACGATTTCAGGGACGCGACCGACGAACAGGGCCAGCCCAAGCATCCGCACTTCGCCGAAGTGTCCAAGGTGATGGGCTCGCTGATGGAAGACGGTCACGCCAGATCGCTGGATGAAGCCTATGAAATGGCGGTCAACGCGCATCCGGCGATTCGCGCGAAGGTCGACGCCGACCGACGCGCGCGCGAGGAAGCCGAGGCAAAAGCGAAGCGCGAGGAGAAGGAGCGCCGGGAGCGAGCGGCCGTCGAGGCTGCACGCAAGGCCGGACGCCTTTCGCCGCAGCCGCAGACCCAGAGCACGACCCAGCGCCCAAAGTCCATTGGTGATGCGGCCTCCATGGCCTACGACCAGCTCATGGCTGGCCGGTAGACCGGAGGCCCAAAGAGCACGGTTCTACAAGTTCGGCTCCTCCGCGCGCGTACCCACCGGAACGCGCGCTTACCCATAGGAGCCAACCATGGCATCGCCCAACCTTTCCGAACTCGTCTCCACCACGCTCCGGCTCTATCTGCAGGGCGGAACGCTTGCCGACAACGTGAGCCAGGGCAATATCTTTTTGTTCATGATGCGTCGGCGGGGCAACCTGCTGCGCGAAGACGGCGGCACCGACATCGTCCTGCCGCTCGAATACGCCGAGGGCGTGTTCCAGCGGTACTCCGGCGGCCAGGTGCTCGACGTCTCCGGCGCCGACGTCCTTACCTCGGCGACCGCGAACTGGATGCAGGCGGCGGCTCTCGCCACCTTCTCCGGCCGTGAGCGCCGCATCAACGCCTCGGGCAAGACGCGCGTGGTCAACTTCGTGACCGCAAAGGTCAAGAACGCGATCAAGACGCTCGAGAACAACATCGGCGACGATCTTTATTCCGATGGCTCGGCGTCGAACCAGATCGGCGGGCTGCAGCATCTCGTGCCCGACGATCCGACCGCGTCCTCGACCGTGCTCGGCATCAACCAGAGCACCAACACCTGGTGGCGCTCGAAAATCGTGGATCTCTCGACCGAGAGCATCACGATCTCCAAGTCGACCATCCGCCAGGCGATGATCCTGCTCTATCTGCGCACGTCGCGCGGCAACGATCATCCCGACCTGGTGCTCGCCGGCGACACCTACGGCGGGTACTACGAGGAGAGCCTGCAGGACCTGCAACGCTTCTCGGACACCAAGATGGCCGAGGCGGGCTTCGAGACGCTCAAGTTCAAGGGCGCCTCGGTGTTTTTCGACAGCCGCAGCACTCTCAGCGCGACGCGCATGTATTTCCTGAACACGGAATACATGAAGTTCGTGACGCACAAGGACGCGGACTTCGAGGTCGGCGACACCCTGAAGCCCTCGAACCAGGACGCCGAGACGGTGCCGATTTGGTTCATGGGCAACCTGGTGTGCACCAACCGCTCCCTCCAGGGGGTGATGATCGCCTAGGCGAGAGCCGACGGCGAGACACGCACTCTACCATCCATCTGACGCGAACGGGCCGCACCGAGGCGATCGGGCGGCCCGCTCGATTCCAGGAGAATTGCAATGCCCAAGATCTACACTCCGCACAATGTGCGGCTCTCCGACACGCACACCGACGCCCAGTACGAGGTCGGCACGCGCGCACGCGGAGCCGACGGCAGCGAGTTCCTATACGTCAAGGCCGGCTCGGCGATCACCCAATACTATTGGGTGGCGATCGACAGCACCTTCGCGGCTGCCGCTCATCTGACCAAGTCGAACGCCCGGCAGGCGAACGCGATCGGCGTCGCGAACAGCGCCGCGATCGCTGCCTCGTCCCATGGCTGGGTCCAGGTGCTCGGCCTGACGACGGCAGCATTGGCGGCTCTGTCGGCCGACAACGCCGCGCTCTATACCTCGGCGGTCGATGGCGTGCTCGACGACGCGGCGTCCGGCTCCGGCACGACCTTCGAGAAGATCGAGGGTGCGATCGGCGACGCATCGCAGCCCAACAATCAGACCAGCGGCGCGGTCATGCTGACCGACTACCCGCACGCGGTGCCGTAAGCCGCGGGTCATGACGACGACGATGGCCGGCGCGCTCGAGCGATCGGGAGCGCCGGCACTCGTTCCACCTTGTGGAACCCGCTCGGTCGAGCCGGGCGGGCGCCTCAATGTGACCGACGACGCCGTGCGCCAGCATATGGAGCACGCGATTGCGCGCGGTCTGCCCAACGTGTCCGTCGGGCACGATCGGGGCGCGGCCGTGGTGTGCGCTCTGGGGCCATCGCTTTCCGATCATATCGAGCTGGTCCGCGCGATGAAGGGGATGGAGATTCCCGTTCTTGCCTGCAAGGACGCGGTAAATGTGCTGGCCAGGCATGACGTGATCGCGGACTACGCGGTCTTCGTCGACGGCCAGTCTCATCAGCTCGCCTATCTCGACAATCCTCCAGCGGGGACCGAATACCTGCTCGGATCGATGTGCCACCCCGCGATGTTCGACCGGCTCATCGAACTGAAGCGCGACGTCAGGCTCTGGCATTCCTGGCCGGACAGCGCCGATCTGTTCGACCTGGTCCCCAAGGGGCAGGACCATCTCGTGGTGGCTGGCGGCACGACCACGGGGCTGAGAACCATCCGCCTTGCCTACGCGATGGGCCTCGATCCGCTCTATCTCGTGGGCTTCGATGGCTGCATCCGCGAGGATGGGACGCATCACGCGAATGTCCCGCAGCAGTTTGATGCCCGCATCTTCGACGTCTGGTGTGCGGGGCGGACCTTCAAGGTTAACCACGCGCTGGCCAACCAGCAGATACGCTTCGTCGAAACCCTGGAGCGCTGGCGCGAGCATACCGCCCGGCTGATCTTCGTCGGCGACGGGCTGCTGGCCCACACCTATCAACAGGTCATGGCGCATCCCAAGGGGTGGGCCTTGTCGCACCGGCGATCGGGCTTCGACCTGTTCGCGGATAGTGGCGATTTCGACCTTTCTTTCTCGGATGACATCTCAAACCAGGAGTTTTCATGATCGAGGCCCAGAAGTTCGCGACCGACGCCTACCCGACCTTCAAGTGGGAGCGCCGGCCGAACCCCAGCAAGCGCGACGCGGCCGGCAATCCTATCGAGGAGATGGTGCCCTACATCACGATCAAGAAGCCGGGCGATCAGCACTACAAGATGGTCCGCCGGGCAGTGGCCGGCAAGTGGGCGCCCTCTGACGCCAAGATCCGCGACGACGAAATCTGGCCTGCGGAGTGGGCGAAGTTCATCGAGACCGGCGAGAACGTCAGGACCGGGACGCTCTTGGAGAATTGGGGCGCGCTCTCGGTCGAGCAGGTCGAGGAGCTGAACCGTTCGAACCTTTTCACCATCGAGCAACTGGCCGGCCTGCCCGATCACGTCGCGCACAAGCTCGGTGTCGAGGGTATGAAGAACAAGATCCGCGCCAAGGCGTGGCTCGACGCCCAGACCAACCCCGGCGGAGCATCCAAGGTGATGTCCGACCAGGCGGCGCAGATCGCCTCCCTGCAGATGCAGGTGAAGAAACTCTCCGAGGACGCGACCGATCTCAGGATCAGCTTCGACGATCGCCAGAAGAGCCACGACGCGGCGATCCTTCTGGCCGAGCAACTGGCCGCGGCCAACAAGGCGCTGGGCAAGACGGCCAAGGAAGACATCGACCCGGCGCATGTCCTGATCCGCGTCAATGCCGGCAAGTCGGCGATCGACGGCGCGAAGCTCAACGCGGCGATCCGCGACGAAGGCGGGGACGCAGGCGACAAGGACGATATCGGCACCGGCGCCGCGCCTGAAGCGAAGAGAGTCGATCCCGAATTCGCCGAGGAGGCGAAGGATGCCATCCCCGCCCCCGCCCGCCGGCTGAGCGGCAGGAAGAAGGCGGCCTAGCGCATTCGTCTCGTGGGGGTGGAGGGCTGGAATGACGCTGCTGACCATCGCGCAGTCGATCCTCGGCGAGCTCGACCTCGGCAGCCCGACCGCCGTCTACACGTCGACCGACAAGACCATCAAGCAGTTGCTCCGGCACATCAACCGGGCGGGGCAACTGATCGCCAAGGTGACGGCGTGGGAAGCGCTCAATCGCGAGCATACCTTCTCGACCGCGGCCAGCACGGACAGCTACGACCTGCCATCGGATTTCGACCGGCTGCTCCCGGCGACCGAGTACAACCGCGGCGACATCCTGCCCTTGATGGGGCCGTTGAGCCCGTCGGGCTGGCAATACGAGAAATCCGGTTCTGCCTCTCTGCTCACGGGCAAGGGATTCCGCGTCAAGGGCGGGCGGTTCTTCGTGACGCCAACGCCGACGGCGGTTCAGACCTTCGCCTTCGAGTACATCACCAACAGGTGGTGCATCTCCAAGCAATGGGTGACGGGGACCGCCTACTCTGCGAATGAATCGGTGTCGAACCGCTTCATCCGCTACACCGCCTCAGCAGCGGGAACCTCGGGCGCAACGGCGCCGACCCACACCTCCGGTTCTGCATCCGATGGCAGCGTGACCTGGACCTTCCAGGATGCCGGCTATCAGTCCTTCGCGGCGGATACCGATCTCGTCAAGCTGCCGGAGTTCCTGGTCGAGCTCGAGGCGAAGTGGCGTTTCCTGCGGAGCAAGGGCATGTCCTACGACGAGGAGCAAGCCGAGGCGCAACGCGAGATCGCAAAGTATGCCGGCAGGGAGGCGGGCCGCGACATCATCATCATGGGCGGCAACGAGGATGTCGGCGTGCCCTTCGCAGTGACCAAACACGGCAACTGGAATCTGTAGCCATGTCGATGGCGCTGCGACGCCCGGCCCGGAGACCGACGGCGCGGATCAAGACCTATCCAGCTCCGGTCAAGGGCTGGAACGCCAGGGATCAGGTCGACCAGATCGACGACCTCGAGGCATCGAGGCTGGAGAACTTCTTTCCGCACCCGAGCAAGGTGTCGCTTCGCAAAGGTTCCGCCGTCCACAGCCGTGCATTGCCGACTCCGGTCGAGACGATCATGGAGTTCATGAGCCAGGCCACCCGCAAGATGGTGGTCGCCGGGGCGGGGACGACCGTCAGCATCTCCGATGCCGGAGTTGGGACCACGCTCGGCACCGGGTTCACCGAGGACCGCTGGTCCTGGCTGATGTTCAAGGAGTATCTGCTCTGCTTCAACGGAGCGGACACGCCGCAGAAGTACGACGGCACCACTTGGGCGGCCAACAGCTTCTCGGGAACGGGGTTGACCGCTTCCAACCTCGTGGCGGCGACGGCACATAGGACAAGGCTCTTTGCCTGGGAAGCGGCCAAGCCGTGGTTCTGGTACGGCGGGACCGAAACGATCTCCGGCACGCTGACCAAGTTCGATTTGGCCCAGCAAGGCATCAAGGGCGGCAACCTGGTTGCGATTGCGTCATGGACCAGAGACGGCGGGTCTGGGACAGACGATCTCGCCGTGTTCTTCATGAGCCAGGGCGAGGCGATCGTCTATGAGGGCTCGAACCCTGGCGACGCATCCAACTGGAGCAAGATCGGCGTCTTCCCGGTCGCGGCGCCGATTTCCCGCCACGCCATCGTCAAGCTGGCCGGCGATGTGGTCTACGTCTCGAAGGACGGCATCCTGTCGCTCGAGACGGTTCTGCCCTTGGGCGGGACGAAACGCTACGCCGCGCTGACCGACAGGATCTCCGGTGCCTTCCACGAGGCGGTGGAGAGCTATGAGGACAACGCGGGCTGGCAACTGATTCACTATCCGCGCGGGCCGATGCTGGTGTGCAACGTGCCGGTCACGATGGCGGACACATCACAGCCCGACACCTATCAACTGGTGATGAACACCGACACCGGGGCGTGGGTCAAGTTCACCGGTCTCGATCTGAGATGCCTCGGGATCTACAACGACCTGCTCTATGCCGGCGGGCTGACCGAGGGCGCGATCTGGAATCAGGGTATTTGGGACGTCGCGTCCTGGGCCTCCGGCCTATTGATCCTGCTCGACAGCGGGGCTTCGGATGTCGCGCTCGATTCTAATGGCAACGTGACGACGGCGGATATCGTCGGCCGGTTGACATCCAAGCATTTCGGCATGGGCGCCGACACGCTGAACAAGCGCTTCACCATGGTCCGTCCCGTGATCGAGGCGGGCGGGGCTCTCGAATACGAACTGGCGCTGTCCTGCGACTACGATCCGAGAGAACCTTCTTGGAGCTCGCCGACGCAGGTCGAGGTGGCCGGTGGAGTATGGGATTCGGGTATCTGGGACGTCGCCGAGTGGGGTGCCGATACGGTCGTCCATTCGGTTTGGGCCTCGGCCGGGGGGCTTGGCTACACGGCCGCGCTCGAGCTGAGGGTCGCGACGTCGAGTCAGTCGGTGGCCTTGCGTTCGTTCGGGTTCATGTTCGAGCCCGGCGGGGTGCTGTGAGATGGACACGAACTTCGGCCGACAGCTAGGGGCATATCTGAGGCGCATGGGCGCGGCGGTTGGGGATTCGTGGGATGACACGCAAATCCCAATAAACTCGACGATGGGCATTCTTTCCGGCAAGTCTCCGACGCCGGAGAACGCGAAGCTGGCCGGCGATCTGGCATATGATTTTCTAGTGCCGCATGGGCCAGCTGATGTTGCGCTCATGGCCGCGCCGCTCTTGCGTGTGCCGGTGAAGGCTGCGCTTGCGGGCTATGGCGCGCTTGAGGCGATGCAGCCGGTCGAGGCCGAGGCGGGGCCGGTGAACAAGCTCGTCGAGGCTCTGCGCCGCGTGCTGCCGATGGACGTGGCGTCGCGGATGGCGCGGGCAAGAAAGATGGGGCTCAACCCGGATGAAACGCTTTACCGCGGGCAGCCGCGCATAGATACGCAAACGGAATTCACGCCGGACTATATCGGCGGGAAACATCACAGCGTCGGGGCCGCTTGGTTTTCCAATGATCCGCATATCGCGGCCGAGTATGTACCGAGCAGGCAGTATGCGGGATTTGACGAAGGGAGCGGGATGATCCCCGCATTTGGTCCGAAAAAGCAACTAGATATCACCCTTGAGGGGATGGGGCCGCAGGGGCACAAAGAATTAAAGAAGGTATATCGGAGCATCGGGAAAGATTGGGGATTCGACAATTTCGATGATTTTGTCAACGTCGTTACCGGCGGCCGGATGTGGGAATACGGGAACAGCCTTCGATTCCAAAATGCAGTTTTGAGGGAATTAAGCCACTGGCCGGCAGTCAGGCTGACGGACAACACATTTGGCCGGATGAACGATTCCGTGGTTGTTTTCGACGGCAAGAACATCCGGTCGCCGTTTGCCAAGTTTGACCCGGCTCAGAAAGAAAGCAGCGATATCCTTGCGAGCGCCGCGCCGATCGCCGCTGCTGCCGGCGCGCTGGCCGCGCCGGGCGAGGCCGAGGCGGGGCCGGTTGACAAGCTTGTGGGCGCGCTGCGCCGCATAACGAATCCGCTTCACGGCTGGCACGGCTCGCCGCATGACTTCCCCGCTGAGCGGCTGGTGCGGATGCCGTCCGGTGAATTGCAGACGATCAAGGGTCGCCCCGACGTGCTGCCGGACGTGCCCGAGGGCGCGACCGTGGTGCATGACTTCCCGCTCGGGCGGTTCGACCTGGGCAAGATGGGCTCGGGCGAAGGCGCGCAGGCATACGGGCATGGGGCGTATCTCGGGGAAAGACGAGGGGTAGCGCAGGATTATCGCGATAAGCTGTCGGATTTGTCGCCCGCGCAGGTCAACCCGGCGCAACTGGAAACGCATCACCCCGAGGATTTGGCCGATCTCATTAACAAGACGATGGCTGAGTTCCCATCGGCGCGCGTCCAGGAGATTGCCTACGTCGTTGGGGATCGTTACAAGGGTGTTGTTCCCTCGAATCTAGAACAGGTCATTCGCGAAGCCAAAGAGGTACAAAAGCCTCTGGGCCGTCTCTACGAAGTAAACATCCACGCGCGCCCGGAGGAGTTCCTTGATTGGGATAAGCCGCTAAGGGTGCAGCCGCGTGCGGCCGAGGCTTATCGTATTGCAACTGGCGCGGCAGAATATGGTTATCCACTTAATGAAAGTGCTCTGAAGCTAACTGGTCAAGAGGCCCTAACCGCCTTACAGCAAAGGGCTTTAGTTGAAAGATTTAGTGGCGGAATGCCACCCAAGGGCTACCGCGCAGACGCTTCCGCTTCTGAATTGTTGAATTCTGCCGGCATCCCCGGCATCCGCTACCTCGATCAAGGTTCCCGTGCTGCAGGCGATGGCACGCACAACTATGTCATGTTCGACCCCGCGCGGACGGTCGAGATACTGCGCAAGTTCGGCCTGCTGCCTGCCGCCGGCCTGGGTGCTGCCGCGATGCAGCCGGGCGAAGCGCAAGCAGACATTGCGCCGCAAATGATCGGACGCGCCCTCAAGGCGATGCCGGCCGATGAGCTTTCGCCGGAGATGATGGAAGAGCTTCGGCGAATTTACGCGGCCGGCACTTTCAGCATGGCGCCGTGATCCTGATCCTGGACTCCCATGAGGCCGTTGCCGAGTGGGTAAGGCGGCTATTGCCCGAGACGACGTTGAGACCGTGCACGGCGATCGGCGTGGTCGACGGGCAGGGCAGGCCGGTGGCGGGCGTGCTCTATCACCGGCTGGACCACGAGGCGATTCCCTCGCCCCATATCGAGATGACGATCGCGTCCACCAATCCGAGGTGGTGTACCAGGGGCGTTCTGTCAGCCCTGTTCGGCTATCCGTTCAACCAGCTCAAGGCCCGCAGGGTGACGGCGATCATCGCCCGGCGCAACAAGCGGGCCAGGAAATTCGTCGTTCGCTTGGGCTTTCAGCTCGAAGGCACTTTGAGACGAGGATGGGCGGCGCGATCCGGTGATAAGGCCGTGGTCGACGCGGCGTGCATCTATGCGATGTTCCCGGACAGGTGCCGGTGGATTGAGAAGGAGAAGGCGGCATGAAAGGTAGAGGCTCCGCGCCGGCCGCGCCCGATCCGACCGCGACAGCGGCGGCCCAGGCAAAGGTGAACCGGGTCAACCTGTTCTCGCCCATGGGCAACCAGCTCTTCGGCAAGATGGTCGCCAACGCCAGGCCCGCGGGCATGACCGACGAGCAATGGGCGGCGGCGCCATGGGATCAGCGCTACCGCTTCGAGATGGAGCCTGACCAGGCGTCCATGCAGGTGCAGGAAACCCCGGGGCAGACGCAGTTCCGCACCGGGGCGGAGGCGCTCGCTAATTCGATGGTGGGACGGGCGCGGACGCAGCTCGACAATCTGCCCGTCAGTTCGAACATCAACCTGCCGCAGCTCGCCACCGGCTCCGGTCGCGTCAGGCGTGTGATGGACGATGGGCTCGTCACCTCGGTCGATGGCGGGCCGTTGCGCGACCAGATCGACCGGTCCAGGATCGGCGCCGACTATGTCAGGGGTGTCGACCTCTCGGCGCTCGGCGACTACACGACCGCGGTCAACCGGCGCGGCCTGCAGGCGCTGCCCTCGATCGACGATTTCGGCATCGACACGGCGCGACACCAGACTGCTGCTTTCGCCCGTGCGATGAACCTGATGCGGCCCTCAATGGAACTTGAGCGGTCCCGGCTGGTGCAGACGCTCGCCGACCGCGGCATCCCCATCGGCTCGGAGGCATACAAGGCCGCTATCGATCAGCTCGATCGCAGCCAGGGCGAGCGGCTGGAGAACGCAGCCTACACCGCCGTCGGAGCGGGGTCGGCCGAGCAATCGAGGCTGGCCCAATTGGGCGCCGCACTTCGAGGCCAGGGCTTCCAGGAGAATCTGACCGACACCAACCTGGCCAACCAGGCGAGAGCGGCGCGGTCGGGCGAGAGCTTCCAGAATGTCGGCATCGCCAACCAGGTGAGGGGCACCGAGTTCGGCGAGGCGATGACCGAGACGGATCTGTTCAACCGCGTGCAGGACCAGCGATTCGCCCAGGCGGTCGCCAACGCACAGCTCGCCAACGCGGCGCAGCAGCAGAAATTCGCCCAGGCGATGGGTGCGGCCGGCCTCGGCAACCAGGCCCAACAGCAGAAATTCGCCCAGGCGGTCGCCAACGCACAGCTCGCCAACGCGGCGCAGCAGCAGAAATTCGCCCAGGCGATGGGTGCGGCCGGCCTCGGCAACCAGGCCCAACAGCAGATGCTGGCGAACCAGCTGGCCCAGCGTCAGGTCAACTTCAACGAGCTCGCCGCATTGATGGGCGGTCCCCAGGTCGGCGCTCCGCCGATCATGAGCCCGGCGAACATCGACGTGGTCGGGCCACAGAACACGGCCTATTCCGGCCAGCTCGCGGCCTACAACGCGCGCAACCAGGCGGCCAATGCCGGACTCGGCGCGCTGGCCGGGTTGGGCGCGGCGGGGATCATGGCTTACTCCAGCAAGGACCTGAAGCACCGCAAGGGCATCCCCGATCCGGGCGTCATGCTCGAAGCCATCGAAGGTCTGCCGATCGAGCGCTGGTCCTATCGCGAGGAAACCGGGCTCGATCAGGCCGACCATGTCGGGCCGATGGCCGAGGATGTCAGGGATCGGATGGGCATCGGCGACGGAACCCGGATTCCTCTGGCCGATCTGACCTACGCCAATCTCGCCGCGACGAAAGAGATCGCGCGGCGATTGAAGACGCTCGAAGGCCGCAAGACCGGCCCCGCTGCTTACGAGGCTTGAGCCATGGCAAACAACCTCCTCGCCGGCTGGTATGATCGCTCGACGACCGTTCCCGACGGCGGGGTCAATCCGCGCGTTCTGCAGGACCCTAAAATCCGCAGCCGGATCGAGATGGGCCGCGCCTTGAAAGGCGCGTCGCTCAACACGGCGCCGATCGGTTCGCCCATCGAGCTGTTCACCAGACCTGCAACGGCCTATCTCGGCATGATGGCCCAGCGGTCGGCGATGGACGACGCTGCGGCGGCATCGGATGCTTACGCGAAGGGATTGGGGGCCGTGCTTCAGTCCATGCGTCCGCAGCAATTGACCGAACCGCGAAAAATGACCTTCGGTCACTGGGTCGTCGACGGGGAAGCCTTACCCACCAGTGGAGCGGATAGTCCCGGCGGCGCGGCGCCGGCCCCTGGCGGGGTCGGTCCCGACCGCTTCGCCGGAGCGATGGAGGCGGCACGAAGCGTCGAGAACCCGATCGCGCGCAACGCGCTGATCGCCGACATCCAGGCGAGGATGACGGGCTCCATGCTGCGAGAGGATGCCTGGGAAACCAAAGAGGGCTTCGACGACCAGGGACGCAGGACGCTGTGGCAGATCAACAAGATCACGGGGGCGAGCCGGAAGATCGGCGGGTCCATGGCTGACCAGACGCTGGTCGAGATCGTGGACCCGAACAATCCAGCTCAGACGATAATGGTCCCGCGCGGCCAGGCGATCGGGCAGCCGGGCGCTCGCAGCCTGGACAAGCCTTTGTTCGGCAGCGGCACGACCGGCAGCGCGCTCAACATCATCCATCGGCTTACCGATTCAATCCGCAACGGGACCGCGACGGAGGAACAGCGGCGGGCCTATGC